GTCCGCTACAAGTGGGACTAAAACAGGCTTAACACCTACGCCCATAATTGGAACGCAGCTTGGAGTGCCCGTATTACTTAATGTTATATCGCAGTTACATGCTGACATAGTTATATTATTTATTGATTCAAAATTTAATTAACATCACAAGCACCCTCGCAAGTGAATATCTTTAGTACTGGCAAATCAATACGCAATTCAGTACCCCCTAATTCCTCATTGAAAAAAGAATCAGTCGCACCGTTTACGCCTTCAACGCCAAACTTAGCAAAATTAATGAGCGTGAAATTACCATCAAGCTCACCTATTTGCGTATTATTCTTTAGTAATTTAATAAATTCATGGGACAAATTCCACATTGGTACAACCGCGTCAGCATAAAGAGTATCCGTTTTGTCAACTCCTGGCGGTCGTTGGCCCAAAAAGAAAATCCTCAAATCACTTGTCCTTTCAATTCTGTTTTCATCATCAAGGTTGAATATCTCCCGTATGACCTCCCACACAAACACCATCGGCATTTTGTTTGATCCTTGAGTTATTTGCGTTAATTCGTTATTGATTGCAATGCGTGTGCCGTGGAAGTACTTCGGCCCTTCAATGCTGAATGTAGTTCCAACAGGCGCAACGCTTGCAGTGAATGTTATTGAGGTATTGTTTACAACTTGAGTCACTTTGTAATCAGCGCCGCCAATGTCAATCATGCTGCAAATGGGCTGAACATGGAATGTTTCACAGACCTCAATTGTAAATGTACCGTCAACATTATCAATCAGATTATTGATCGTTCCGGTAAATGTCAATTGATTGACTAATGTTTCGATTATATCTGTGATCTGGCTAGGCATCCCTTAAATTTACTTATTTGTAGGCTTTAATTTGTTATTATTGCAAGTTAGTTTCTGAGGCATAAGTGATTGACATTTTAAAGAATAACAAACTACTCAAGTCGTCCGTTATTGATACAGTTACATTATCGTGACTCCTAGCATCTAAGAAAAACGGCTTAGGGAACTTAAGTGATAAAGTAAACCATGTGTTTGTCCCATCACTACCGCTGATTAAATTCTTTGCAGAAGGACTCGCTATTGCATCAATAAAGTCATTGAAAGTGATATTAAATTTTATCTCATTACCCTGTTCTCTCTGTATATTTATGCCTCCTGGCAATGTACCTAAATTCAAAAACCCGTCATAAGGTATAGATTGCATTGTTCCGTCTGCTAATGTTCCCGCATAAGGCGCAACCATTGTCAAGTGCATTTCGTACACCTTCCAAATCTCATGACCTAAAGGCTCAACGCAATATTGTATTGGTTCGCCAGTCTCGTTGAACATAATTTCATCAAAATATAACTTTGGGGCTTTGCCTGTCTTGCCGATTAATGTAAACCTTATTGAATCAATGACCCCGCTTGTCATGTTCATAGATGACAATGGAATTGTTGCCTTTTGCCAAACATCAAAAGAACTGATATTTATGTAATCTTGCAAAAGTATTGATGTGCCAACTTGAGAACCTAAACCAGTATCAAACCCATAAAATTCTATTGAATCACTACCGTCCCAATCCTTGTCAATATTTACCCAAAATGAAACAGATACATAATTATCAAGAGTTAAATTTGACCCCTTATTAAATGTGATTGTGTCGTTAATGTTTGGGTTATCCCACTTAATAGATACAACGCCTTGATAAGCCCTATCTCCACTGTTAAAATTTCCCTTACCGCCAACAAGATTAGATCCCGTCCAATACACACCATCAGTAATACCAACGTGTACAATGTCAGGAGTACCACCACTTGCGGCATTTTGATTCATTGCCGATCCATAAGTATCATTTAGGAAGAAAGTACCGTTGTGCTCTCTGTTTACACCGTTAAAAGTGTATACTTTTAGCCCTGCACCATAATCTTTGGTGCTTTTGTTGCCTGCGTCAATTCCTTGACCCTCTCCGTCTGCTATGATACTATGTACTGGCATCTAGTTATCTTTTTCCTTAGTGTATCCGATTAAAGCACAATAAACATTTGCACCGCCTGAGGTGTTAAGGTCTAATGTTGCCGCAACGCTTGATCCTTTTGTTAGTTCAATGTTCACCCCTGCAAACAAACGACCATCACCACCAAAGAAAATTGCATGGTCATTGCCTCCCGTTACCGTTCCACCGTCTTTGCCTTTGTATGTCAAAGTTGTCTCCTTCAAGGTGTTAGAACTTCCAAAGTTTGTATTGCTTCGCATATCAACTTCGGTCGCGTCTGTTATTACATCACCTCCCGTTGGATTTCTTATAATCTTTAATGTTGCCAAATCTGTGACCGTTGCCGATCTTGTGCCAATGCCTAAAGCAATGGCCGTAATGATATAGTCAACATCTTCATCATTCTTAAAATAAATTATAGCACTCTCACCCGTCCCAGTTAAGGCAATCACACCCGTATTAATATTGTACTCGTTGCCGTTTGCGGCTGCTTGTTGTTGCTCTGTCTCAATGACTGAAAACGTATGTAATTGATTGTTAAAATCAACTTTTGCGCGTTTTCCTGTTCCTGTACCGTCAATTATTTGCTCTGCCATTTTATACTTTTTTAATCGTTACCCGATACCGTTGCCGTTTCTACAAATCCAACTATTGCAACGATCCAAGTTTGAGAGGTGTTGCCCGTTGGAGGTGTTGCGCACACTCCTATACTGTTACCTTTTCGTAGAACAATATTTGCCGCGTCAAAAGTGACAGGAATATCAAAATTGTCTCTTGTTGTAAACGCGAAAGATTGACCGTCTGTGATAGTATCACCCTCAACGCCTTTGAAAATATCGGCCTCGTTCCCTAAGTTATTGGAACTTGAAAAGTCTCTATTCAAAACAGACGTAAACGGCAAAGCGTTTGTAATTACTGTGCCGGTTGTTGGATTTTTGAATATCTCAATAACTGCATTACCAACACCACCCGTTGATGATGATGGGATTATAATAATTTCTTTGATCACAAAAGGATCTTCACCTGTATACTTTAGATATGAGACACATGACTTATTGCCTGTTGTCAAGGTTACCGTACCCGTTGAAAGGTTGTAAGCCTGACCAAGTAACGCGGCTTGTTCGTCTTGAGTCCTGTTTACGCTGTTTACGTGTAAACGCTTATCATTGTCAACCTTTGCTCGGTTGCCTGTTCCTGCACCGTCTTGAATTTCAACTGCCATTATTCAGGGTTATAAATTTTTCGTAAATATTTGTTGGTAATTTTTTGCTCATCAATTAACTGTTGCGTCAAACTCTCAAAGCTTTTCATAAACAGCAAAATTGATGCTTGTGTTTCTTCTGTTGATGGGTTTAATTGGTCGCCTGCAATATCTTTTAGGCCAACAATTTCATAACCGCCACCGCCACCGCCTGCCGCACTGCTTACAATCCGTCTTATATCGTAGGTTTTAGCCACTATTAATTGCTTTTAGTCTTAATCCCTATCTTTGCGCTTAGAGTACCTGAGGTTGTCCCGTTTGGCTCTGAGCGCAGTCTAATGTATTTACCCATGAAGTAAGAGTCTCGCACCGCTATAATGTCCTCATTAATTGGAAAAAACTCAGTTGTTGCCTCGTAATTTGGTATAGTTGTCCAAACAACATCGTCAAGACTTTCTTCAATGTACAAACTTGGGTCACCATCAGCACCCGTCTTGGTCAATTGGATCAAGTACCGCATATCTTGACCACAATCAATTGCAATGCTTGCGCTTGTTTGTGTTGTGCTTGCGTCTACACTTGACCAAATGACCTGTACTCTCATATTCCACTAATAACATTTAAGCCTTGCCCGTTGTAATCTGGGTAGTCAGTACTATTGTCGCAAATATACCACTGGATAACCCTGTAATTTTTCACCCCTTCATTGAATGCCTCAACAATATTAAACCCGCTATAAGTTGGGCCGTCTGTTACTTCATTGACATTGAACCCAACACCCGAAGATGATTTTTTAACTGCCAAGTCGCGCACTATGTAAAAATACACAATCTCGATCAACATTATTTTCATTCCTTCACTGCGTACAATTGCACTGCCCTCATCCTCACAAATCTCATTGTAAATGTCAATGTAAATTTGTGTCTGTGGTACACCTCCAACAAGATCGGCAATGAATAAATCATACAACTCACACCCAAGCAACTCAATCAAATACTTTTTCTCGTACTTGTCCAAGTATGGTTGAATGTCTGAATAACTATCTTGTGGGATAGTATACTCACCGCTTTCAAAGTCTGTCAATTGTATGATGTCCGACATTATGCTAGTTTTGCAAACCCTTTATTGATTAATAATATAGCTGTTGCCTTGGTCACCTGGTAAGCCTTATCAGCCTTCAATGTGTTACCTTTTAGCCCTATAATGTCAACAGGCTCAGAAACTGAGATTGAATCCCAATCAATTGATTTGATAATTGAAGGCGCGGCCTTCTCTCCTTTGTTTGATCCTTTGTTTTTCTTCATCTTTTCAAACTTTTAGAAATCGGGCAAAGCGTTAGCCTCACCCGATTTGATTATGCAATCAATATTACAATGCAATCAACGCAGCAACATCAGTTGATATTGTACCCGTAACAAACGCAGTGGTTTGGTTTGTTTTGATAACGTTCAACCCTCTCCATTCTGCAAGAACAGTAACAAGGTTATCAACGAAATCAGTCCCAGAACGCCCAACCTCAATGTCAATTGATCCTTTATCAAATACAGTGGCTTTTTTGAAGTCACCAATTAAATAAGTATCAGCCGTTACAAGAGTTGTCTCAATGATTGGAATACCATCAAGCGAAAGACTACCCGCAACCAATTGTAAAGCATCAATATACGCTTTATCAGTTGTTGACCTTTTGATTTGCTTCAATCCTAATACATCAGTTGGATGCAATAAGATGTAAGTTGGTGCACTTTGGTTTGCTATCTGTATTTGAGTAGCTGCCGTTCTAAGCACATCAACAAGGTTTGCATTAACAACTGCAACGGGTGCGGTTGCTGCAACAAAGGCAGTCGCTTGAGTCAATATCCCGTTTAAATTTGTGCCTGTTCCTGACCCACTATAAACTTGAGTTTCAATCAATCTGAGCATTTCACCCATCAATTCGTTATTAATTTCAGTACTCATGAAATCAATATCTCCAACCATTTCAGTTGAAATTTTGATGAACGCTGAAAACTTAATAACGCTTTCAGAGTTGACAGTTAGGTCAAAATCGATCTGGTTTTTGGTTGCGCCTTCCGCCGTTCCTGCGGCTGCACCGTCTCTATTAACTTTAGATACCCAAGAAATAACATTGCTTGAAGCTGTACCCCTTGACACGATAGATAAAAGCCTAACCTCTCTTGATGGTATATCGTCAAGTCCTGCAAGTCTTTGTTCAACTGGTACATTACCGCCTGAGACGTTTGTACTGATCAACATTGTACCGGCTGCTTTGAACTTCAAGCGTCCGTCCTTACCGTCTTTGATATTAGAAAGAGTTTCTTTTCCTGCTTTGAATC